CTTGTGATCGATTGTCCGACCTTTTCAAACTTGCCGCCGACCTCTTCGATCTTTGCCAGCGTGGCGTTGGTGGAAGAAGCCTGGGATGCCAAGGTCTTCAGCGCCTGCTCCGTTTCCTGGATCTCCCGCTGCAGTGCATCGTACTGTTCCTGGGTGATCTCACCCTTCTGCAGCTGCTCATTGGCCTGCTCCGCCGCTGTCTTCAGGGTGGAGAGCTTCTCCTTGGTCTCCTTGATGGCGTCTCCCAGGAGGCGCTGTTTCTGTGTGATCAGCTCGGTGTTGGAGGGATCAAGCTTCAGCAGTTTTTCGACATCTTTCAGCTGAGACTGCGTGCTTTTGATTTCTTTATTGACACCCTGCAATGCAGTGGTCAGTTTTGTGGTATCGCCGCCAATCTCAACAGTAATACCTTGAATTCTGCCAGCCATAGATCATCCCTCCCTTCTGCCTGCTCTCAGGCGGTTATTCGGCAGCACCCGGCTGCAAAAAAGGAGCCAATGGATGTTCTGCCATCAGCTCCCGTGATCGTTTGATATTCTTTTGTTTCAGAGCTTCCGCTCTCCGGATGAACTGCTCCTTCACCCGGATCAGATTCCGCATCCTGGTATATTCCGCGATGTCCGCCCGGAGCGCCGAGTCCGTTGCACACACCGGATAAACCTCGCCGCATGCTGGGCACCTGAAGAAGGTAAATTCGATATCGCCCTCCAGATAGGTCTCCGGCGTGATGGAGTCTGACACGGCAGAGCACTTGTCGCATTTGATCTGCATGGTTTCCTCCCGTTTCAAGAAATGAAAACAGAACTACGTGAAATTTTTGCGTAAATACGCACTTTTTTCACTTAGAACTTATCGAAGTCCGACTGCGAAGCCTGCTCCTTCCATTCCATGGAGTCCCGGCTCTTCTCGTTGAACATGTCGTTGACGCTGCCAATGGTCAGAAGGTCTAAATCGGCGATGTTCAGGCCCAGCTCCACACAGCGCAGCATAAACAGAGCGGTTGTCATCGGCCGCTCTGTCTTTCTCAGTTTTTTCTTGCGGGCACCGTGGTCTTGATGTTCATGCCCCACAGGTCAATCAGCTCCGGCAGGATCTGATAGATACTGAAGGTGTTGAACTGATCCAGCCATTCATCCGGGCTATCGTACTTCTGATCCGGGTGCGCAGCCGACCACATGACGAAGGCCAGGTCCTCGAACATCTCCAGGGAGAAGCCGTCGAGGGTGGATGCTTCCTCGTCCTGATCCTTGATGGCGTCGTTCAGAGCCATCAAGTCCTTGTACACGTCCCTGCCGAACTTGTTTCTATAGATACGGGGAATGGCAGCAGAAGCCTTGAACTCCACCTGCTTGCCGTCGATCTCTATTTTCTTGGTCACTGCCATAGGTTTTTATCCTCCAATCAAGTATTCATGTAGAGCTGGCAGGGAGTGTTTCATCCCTGCCATTTTCGTCTCAGCCCGCAGGCTGATCTTCGCCGTCGTTCTCGCCGGACTCATCCTCGGGTTCCTCTGAAGCGGGCGGCATATAAACCTCGTCGTACCAGGCATCGTACACAGCCTTGCTGGTATTCTCGCCGGTCTTGGCCTTCACATAGCCGTTCGCCAGCGCGGAAGCGATGATGGACAGTTCCTCGGTCTGGACGTCCTTCTCGTCTTCTTTGGTGTCGCCTTCCGCAGAGGGGCGGGACGCGCTGCAGCAGTAGAACACATGGCGGATCGCTTTCTGATCGCCGGTGAACTCAAACAGCAGGGCAAAACGCTCGAAGGTGTTGTCCGCGTTCTCCAGCAGCACACCGTTGGCGTCCTCTTCCTCGTGCAGGATGTCCTTCAGGAACTCCTCCGGGATCAGGGCCAGTTCCAGGTCACCCTCGTAACCGGCGTTGTTGTTGAGAACCACATACACGATATCGTCGGCGTAGAAGTTCTCGCTCTCGCCCTCGGGATCAAGGCCGATGGAAACCGCGCCAGGCAAGCGTACCGGCTTGCCATAGGTCACATTGCCGTCTTCGTCGAAGGTTGCCTTTGCGTAATAGCAATTCTTCAGACCGAAGCGGACCTTGTTTTTCTTCTTGCTCATGGGTTATCCTCACTTTCTGACCCTTCCGGGCCTTCTTCGTATTGGAGGTCAATCGTGACCTCGTACAGCACTTCGTACATCTTCTCTTCCTCGATCCACACTTCTGACTTATGGAAGAACAGCTCATGCTCCGTCAGGAGCTTCTCCACCCTGGCTTCCAGGGGCGGGTTCTTCTCATCCGTGTACAGCTCGATGTCGAGGTGATGGAGCTGGTAATACACGGTATCGTCCGCGCCAATGGGAACGTTCTGCGGATAAAGGAAGCAGACAAAAGGTGGGTCCGGAGACTCGCCCTCTGCAAAGTGGTCATATGCGACGGGAAGGGACATCTCCTCCAGCATCGCCATTACATCTTCATGCGTCATATCGTCACCCCTTCAGCGCCTTCTCGATCAGATCTTCCAGCATTTCGATGCCCATCTCCTCCGCAGGCGCGATATGAGGAATAGCCCGGACCCGACCGCCGCCCCGCTTGGCATGTCCTTTCTCCAGCAGGTGAGACAGCATGTAGCGATTAGGCGAATACACCGTCTGCTCCAGACTTTGGCTGCTCTCCGCCGTAGTCTTGACCTTCCAGCTCTTTGCGTAGCGGCCCGTCCTCACAGGTGCGGAGCCGTTGATCTGGTCCTTCACCGCCTTGGAGGTCTTCCTGACGGCAGACTTCACGCCCTGGGAGGAGAGATTTGCATACTCCTCCAGCCCTTCGTTGATGGCTGCCGCCATCTCGTCAATGCTCACTGTCCTGCTCATACTGCACCGCCCTTCTTCTGCAGCTTGCAGACAATCCGGATAGTTTTCTTCTGGTAATTCATGAAATCCACGGACTGGATGTCGTAGGTGGAATCCTTGAATGCGACCCGGTAGTGTGTGCTGTCGAGGCCAGAAAGCTCCGGGCACCAGCGGACTTCAAAGTTGATGGTCTGCTCCTCGGTCGTGGTGGCAGCCTCATTTTCTTTGTCATACTGATAGGTGCTGGCGTAGGTGCAGCAGGAATAGTAATCCGTCCAGACGTTTTTGTGGTTTCCATACTTGTCAGTTACTACCGTGTTCTTCTGAATGCTGATCCGCTCGTTAAAGCGGGCAATGTCTCGCTCCATCAGAACACCCCTTCCCGCACAGAGGACAGGAGGTTCCGGAGGGTCATCACCAGCTCGTGGTGGTCTGCCTCCTCCCGGTGCTCATACAGATATCCGAGAGAGAAAAGCACCGCCGTCCTCATGAGAGCCCTAAGCTGCATGATGTCTCCCACAAGGATGTCCTCCCCGTGGACGGTCATCTCCTCGGTACTCTCATCGCAGAGCTGCTCCCATTCCACCGCGTTCATCCGGCCCACATCGGCACTGATCTTCTCGGCAGTCATCAGGAGGCTGTCGATCAGGCCGTCCTCCATGGAGCTGTCCACTCTGAGGTAGGTCTTTGCTTCATCGGTTGTAATCAGGCTCATCTGTCAGCCTCCTTCCATCAAAGGGAAGGAGCAGAGGTACTTCCCCTGCCCCTGTAATCCCTCATCAGCCGCCGGGCTGTTCGTCCGGATCGGTCGTGGGCGTGGTAGCGGCAGCCTTGGTACCGGCCATCTTCAGCACCTTCACGGACTCGGGCAGGATCAGGCGGCCATCCACACGCTGGGTGGTCAGGAAACCGACCTGGTCGGTGCGGGCATACAGCTCGTTCAGACGGCGGAAGGTGCGGTTCTGACGGTCAGCGACCCAGTAGTTCTTGAGGTCGCCGAACAGCAGGACCTTTTCACCCTTGGCGATGCCGGGCATGAAGGAGCTGGTGCGGATCGGACGGCCCAGAATGGTATCGGGCTTGGCGATATCCAGAGAGGGCTTCCAGATATAGTTGTCGTTCTTGTCCTTGAGCTTCATCAGCTGCAGGAGCAGGGTCTCGTTGCAGACGAACTGAGCGCTGCGGCGATACGGGGACTTCAGGCTGTAGTAGAGATCGAAGATCTCATCGAAGGTCACGAGGTCCTCGCCCTGAGCCGTCACACCCAGCTCCGCACCGCCGACATCCGCCAGGATGCCCAGAGGCTTCTTATCGCCGTCGCCGGTGAAGAAGGCACGCTCTTCGGCATTGCCCATGCAGACGCCAAAGCGCTGGGCGATATAGGAAGCCAGGTCAAACGCAGAATCATGAAGCAGCTCATTGCTGATCTTGATCATGGTGCCCAGCTTGTATGCGGACAGCGTGGTCTGACCGAACTTGGTGTTGGTCTCCGGGATCTCCTCTCCCTCGTTGA